GTACTTCTCTCTCCCCGGCAGGCCCCTGACCTGCGGAAACGCCGCTCGGCGCCGCGCACCCCCTCTGACCTGCGCAAACGCAGCCCGGGATGATCACCGCCCCTGGTCACGGTCGGTGACGGGTCTCGGAGTGCTCCGAGCGCTCCACAGGCCGCGGCCGGGGTGTGGAGCGCTCGGAGCACTCCGAGACCCCACGAGATGTACCACCCGGTGGACCAGACTGCCCCGGCTCGTGGTACAGTCCTTCCCATGACGAACACCACTCCCGCCCGCCAGGCCATCCGCTGGACCGCCGACGCCAACGGCTGGACCTGGGCGCCCAAGGGCATCCGGTTCGACCAGTACTCGCGCGGCCCCATCGTGATCACTGTGGAGTTCATCCAGTCCAGCGGCGTGACGCGCGAGGGACGTCGCTTCAACGGCGTGACCTCGGTCCTGACCCCGTCCCGCGGCAAGCGCGAGACGGTCCTCGGGTGGCTCGTGGAGGACGCGGCCGTGGCGGACGCCATGGCGGCCAGTGTGGAGCTGGACGAGAGCCGGCGCGGCGCCGATCAGGCCGAGGACGCCACCGACGCCCAGCGCGACCAGGACGCGGCGATGCTGGAGCTCGCCGGCGACTCGGAGTCGGCCACCATCCCCACCGTGGACGAAGTCGCGGCCGCGGTCACGGACCCGGCCTGGGGCCGCGAGGCCGCCGCCGACACGATCGCGCGCGCGGCCGACGGCCTGGACGCCCAGACCGCGCGGATCGTCGAGCTGGAGCGCGAGCTGGGCGTGGCCAGGCGCGCCTACGCGATCCAGGCCCAGGACTACCGCACCGCCCGCGCCCGGATCGCCCAGCTGGAGGATGCCCCGATCCGGGCGCGGGCGCGCCGGCTGGTTGAGGCCCTCACCGACATGCGAGGCCCGAACGGCGAGCCGGTCGTGTCCCTGTCGGTGAGCAGGGCGTGGGGCGCGCTGGCGGACGCGCTGGGCATCGACACGAGCCGCCCCCTGGCCGTCGCCCCCGAGCCGGCTCGGCCCGTCAGCCCGTCCCGGGCGCTCCAGGACCTCGGGATCGCGGTCCTGCCCAGTCTGCCCGGCGAGCGGGTCGCCGTCCGGGAGGTTATGCGCGCGCTCGGCCAGCCGCTCCCGGTGCAGCGCGTGATCGGCTACCTGACCGATGACGTGCTGCGCACGGACGAGGGCAGGGAGGCGCGGGAGATCCAGGTCGAGCACGTGCCCGCCTACGTGGCCGCGGTCCGCAGGCTGGGCCGCCCGACCCCGGCGGCGCGTCGGCTGGTCGTCGCTCAGCTGGTCGGTCAGGCGCAGCGCCTGACCGACGACGCCGAGCGGGCAGCGGCCTACGTCGCCCAGTCCACCCAGACGTGCGATCACGGCCGGCTGCTGTGGCAGTCCTGCAACCAGTGCGGCGTGCCCGCCTGGGTCCCGCCGGTCGAGGTCAACCTGGGCGACCACCCAGCCGGCGACGACGGGGGACCGCTCGACCCGTCCAGCCGGTAGCCTGCGCGGCGCCGGGCGGCTCGTTCCCAGTGCGGGCCGCCCGGCGCCGCGTGGCGCTCTGTACCGCGGACTGGTACAGTTCCTCCCATGACGACGAACACCACCACCGGCCACGACCCCCGTTGCGTCGAGAACACCCTCTGCCGGATCGCCGAGAACAACGCGGTGACGGAAATCGAAGAGCCGGGCCGGGCCCTCACTCCGGAGACGGAGGCAGAGGCGCTCGAATGGCTGGGGAACGGCAACTCCGATTGCTGGTGGGACGGGGAGCACTGCCACGTCTGAGTAGCCGAGAGTGCCCCGCTCCGATCTACGGCCTGGAGCGGGGCACTCTACGATCCCGCCCATGAACCTCTCCGCGTACCTCACCAGCGTGGCCCGAACGGTCATCCCTAGCGCCTGGGGTGCGCTGATCTCCTGGGCCGTGTTCGCCGGCCTGCTCACCCCGGAGCTCCAGGCCCAGGCCGAGAGCTTCGCCACGGTCCTGGTGGGCGTGGCGATCGCGCTGTACTACGCGCTCGTTCGCCTGGCCGAGGCGCAGGCCTGGTGGCCGGCCTGGCTCTCGGTCGTGCTCCTGGGCGCGTCCACCGTGCCGGTCTACCGGGACCAGGCCGCCCCCGAGGTCACCGGTCACGCCGTCTGATCGACTAGGATCAGTGGCGCGCCGGCTCCGGTCCCCCACTCCCGAGGTCGAGGGTCCCCGTCCCTCACCGTTCGTCGCGGCTCTCGGGAGGCTCGGAGCCGGCGCCACGCCCCGAGGGGAGCGGCGATGGACGAGACCGAGGACGGGACGCCGGCTGGCGTCCCAGCGCTGCACCGGGACCCGCTCGGGGACGCGCTCCGCACGAGCCTGACCGCGCTCGAACCGGGCGACCAGGACCAGGCCATGGCCGCGCTCCTGGCGCTCTACGCCCACGAGTTGGACGGCGCGGCCGCAACGGCCGCGCGCGCGGCCCGGGTGGCGCGTGAGGTGGCCCGGGAGCACGGCCAGGAGTCCGCGCTGTACGAGCAAGTCCAGGCCCTCCAGGCCGCGCTCAGTCGCCGCCAGGCCTTGGACAGGATCGGCGCCCGGTTCCATGCCGGCCTGGTCGAGATGCTCGGCACGCCTCGCGCGCGCAGCGCCGGCAAGGCCGGCGCGCCCAGCTCCGGCTCGGGCGGCAACGGCTCCCCACTGGCCAAGCTCCGGCTGGCCTCGGGTGACGGGTGATCCCGTCCCCCGTCGCGCCGGTCGCGCTCCTGGGCTTCACCACGCCCAGGCTCTACCGGCCCCCGCTGGCCAAGGGCCCCCCCGGTCCGTGCGGCTGTGGCTGCGCGCTCACCGGGCGCACGAGCCGCGGGTACGAGGCCGTCCAGTTCGCCACGGACGTGCTCGGGGTCCAGCTCCTCCCGTGGCAGCGCTGGTGGCTGATCCATGCCCTGGAGACCGTCCCCGGGGACGGGCCCGGCAGCCGTCGCGGGCGCCGGCTCCGGTTCCGCGTGGTGCTCACCCTGGTGGCCCGGCAGCAGGGCAAGTCCACATTGCTCATGGTCGTGAGCCTGTATTTCATGGCGCTGCGCTACGCCCGGCTCGTGCTCGGCTCGGCGCAGGCACTCGACATCGCGGACGAGTGCTGGCGCGGCGCGCTGGCCATGGTGGAGGACTCCGAGCTGGCCAGCGAGCTCGGCCAGGTCATCCGCGGCAACGGCAAGACGTCATTTTCGCTGGTCAACGGCGCGCGCTACCGGACGGTGGCGGCGACGCGCTCGGCCGGCCGCGGGCTGCCGGTCGGGCTGCTGCTGCTGGACGAGCTCCGGGAGCAGCGCGATTGGCTGGCCTGGGGTGCGCTGTCCAAGACCACGATCGCCCAACCCGGCGCGCTGATCCTGCCGACCAGCAACGCGGGCGACGCGGAGTCCGTGGTGCTCAACTCGCTGCGCGCGCAAGCCCTGGCCGGCGCGGACGACGCGCTCACGCTCATGGAGTGGTCGGCTCCGGACGGATGCGAGCTGGACGACCCCGAGGCCTGGCGCGCGGCCATGCCGGGCCTCGGGATCACGATCACCGAGGCTGCCGTGCGCTCCGCGCTGGCCACCGATCCGCCCGAAGTCTTCCGCACCGAGCTCCTGTGCCAGCACGTGGACGTCATGGACTCGGCGATCACGCCCGAGACCTGGCGCGCGTGCGCGGACCCCGGCGGCACCTTGGCCGGCGTGCGGAACCGGATCGTCCTGGTACTGGACGTTGCGCCCGACGGTCGGCACGTGACCGCGGTCCTGGCCGCGCCGATCGGCAGTCGCCTGGCCGGCTCCAGTGCGGCCGCCAGGCTCATGGCCCCGGACGTCCCCCAGGACATGGTCCGGATCGAGGTCGCTGGCGCCTGGGACAGCACGGACGCGGCGATGGCCGCGCTCCCCGGTCTCGTGGAAGCGATCCGCCCGCGCGCGGTCGGCTGGTACCCGCTCGGGCCCGGCGCCGTCCTGACCGCCGACCTGGAGCGGCTCTATGACTACTCGGACCCCACCGTCCGGCGCCGCCCCCGCTACGCTCCCGACCTGATGAAGATCTCCGGCGGAGACGTCACCGCCTCGTGCCAAGGCCTGGTGGATATGATCAACACGCGCCGCGTGCTACATCCGTCGGATCCGCTGCTGAACAGCCAGGCCATCGGGGCCCAGCGCAAGGACGGCGCGGACGGCGGCTTCCGGTTCGTCCGGGTCGGGGCCGGTTCGTCCCATGTGGACGCGGTCTACGCCGCGGCCGGCGCGGTCCACATCGCGCGCACGCTCCCGCCGCCCGTCTCCCGACCGATGGTGTACTGATCGCGATGGAAGCCTCCCGCGTTGCCGCCACCGTGGCCCAGATCTGCGCGCTCGTGGCCCTCCTGGCCGGCGTCTACCTCCTGGCCGGCTTGGCCTGGACGCTGGTCACGGGCGCGCTCGTGGTCGGCACGCTGTCTGTTCTGATCGAGTACCTGGCCGCCCGTTCACCCCGGCCGCCCGTGGCCCCAGCACCAGGAGGTGACCGGTAGTGGGCCTCGGAGAGCTGCTGAACCGCGCGCACGTCAACGTCAGCGTGACCACCACGAACGAGGCCGGCGCAATCCTCGGTTCGGACGTGTTCACGATCACCGACGGGCTCGTGCCCTCGTGGGCCGCCAGCCCGTACCGCGGAGCGATGAACCTCCCCGGGGCGTGGCGGGCGGCCATCATCGCGGCCGACCTCCTGGGCTCGTTCCCCTGGGAGGCGTACGAGCGCGGCCCGCTCGGGGTGGACGTCCTGGCCTCGGATCAGCCGCCGCTCCTGACCCAGCCAGCGCCCCCGGACGCCGGCATCACCACGGTGAGCTCGTTCGGGCTGGACTACATCTGGCACGGGAACGCGGTCGCGCTGAAGGGGCCGCTCACGCCCGAGGGAGACGTCTCGGTCCTGGCCCCGGTGCCGATCGCGAACGTGGCCATCGGCCGCAGCAACGGCCACGACCTCGACGGCTTCCGGCGCGGCGAAGTCGGATACCGGATCGGGAACCACGTCTACCACGCGGACCAGGTGCTACACCTGAAGGGCCCGTGCGAGCCCGGCGCGCTGCGCGGGCTCGGCGCGCTGGAGGTCCACCTGGCCGGCTCGCTGCGCACCGCGCTGGAGCTCCAGCGCCAGGCCGGCCAGCTCGACATCTCCGGCGTGCCCACCGGGACCCTGAAGGTCACCGCTCCGGACCTCACCGAGGACGAGGCCGCGCTGATCAAGTCCCGGTGGTTGGCGTCGCAGAGCTCGCGCACCGTCGCGGTCCTGAACGACATCACCGAGTTCACCCCGCTAGCGTGGAATCCGACCGAGACCCAGCTCTTGGAGGCGCGCAAGTTCTCGCTGCACGAGATCGCGCTCATCGTCGGTGTGCCGCTGTACTTCCTCGGGGTCGAGACCAGCAACCGCACGTATTCCAATGTGGAGCAAGAGGGGATCGTGCTCACGCGCTTCCACCTGGCCGGCGCGATTCGACGGATGGAGGCCGCGTACACCGGTTGCATGCGGCCCGGCCGTCACGTCCTGGCCGACCTCTCCGACGCGCTGCGCGCGGACACGCTCACCCGTTATCAGGCCTGGCAGATCGGGGCCGCGGCCGGATTCCTCACTCCGAACGAAATCCGCGCACGCGAGGGACTCGCTCCGATCCCGGGCGGGGACGAGCTCGTGCAGCCGGCGTTGCCCGGCGGTCCGAATCCGGCGACCAAGCCGGACACCGGCCCCCCGGAGATCGGGGAGGGTGAGCACGAACAGGGCCGCGTGCTGGACGAGGACGAGCTCGGGCCGGCCGAGTTCGCGGCCGTGCTGGACGTCTGGTTGGCGGAGGAGACCCGCGCGCGCGGGGGCGGCGACCCGGACGGGTCCAACCTCAAGACGTATTGGACGACCGGCGCTGGTAGAGCTCGATGGAACTCTTGGACCGAGCTCTACCAGCACTTGCTGAAGCACTTGAGCCCGGACCGCGCCAAGCGCACGGCGTCGCAGTGGTTCCACGACGTGAAAGGCTTCTGGCCAGGGGACAAGCGCAACCGGTCCGCCCAGGACGCGTTGTCGCCGGAGCTCCGTGGGCGGCACTCGGCGTACGACCCGGATCAGCCGCGCTGGCCCGAGGGGACCCCGGGCGTCGCCGGACAGTGGAAGGGCGATGGCGGGAGCCCGCTGGCGCCCAGCAGCGGCGGCGGCCGACACAGGTTCGAGCCACCGCAGCAGCGCCCGCTGACCGCGAACACGGGGGGAGCGCCGGCCAAGGGGCGGCCGGCGCCGTCGGCCGCGGTCGTGAGCACGCCGAGCCAGAGCTCGAACTCCGGTGACAGTTCCAGTGACAGCTCCGGTGACGATGTCACCCTGCCCAAGCCTGGAGACGTCGTCGGCCAGGACGCCGAGGGTCGGCCGATCGTCGTCGGCGTCGACGGCGGCCAGGGAGTACTGCGCCCGGACGTTCCGAAAAGAGACGGATACGGGGGCGGGAAGGACGGGGAACCTCGATACCGGCTGAATAAACGGAAGTTCTGCCCCACCTGCGGAGGAAAAGCGCAGGATCCTCAGCCGGAGAACCCCAAGACCAGCACTGGAGTTGTCGACTGGACTTCAGACGGGGAGCCACTCTACGAACCAGGGTACGAGCCGGAATCCTGCGACGAACCGACGCACGACAAGTCCGATCCGGATTACGAGGCTGATTGATGGACATCGTCCCGCGAAAGCGCTGGGGAGCCAGGTTCTCGGCCGGTTTCGGGCCGGCGCCCCGGGCGACAGAGCTCTGGCTGCACCACTCGGTGACCAAGAGCGCCGGCCCGGACGTGACCGCGGCCCAGGACGCGGTCACGGTCCGGGACCTGGAGAAGATCGGCCAGGACCGGTTCGGCGGCGGGGTGTCGTACACGTTCGTCGTGTGCGAGTCCGGCCGCGTGCACGAGGGCACCGGGCCCGGCCGGAAGGGCGCGCACACGGGCGGGCGCAACTCGGTGGCCCGTGCGATCTGCCTCCTGGGCGACTACAGCACCCGGCGTCCGACCGACGCGCAGATCGTGGCCGTGGCGGAGCTCGTGCGCCACGGCCACGCGGTCGGATGGTGGACGGTGGACCGGCTCACCGGCGGGCACCGGAACGCGCCCGGCGCAGCCACGTCGTGCCCCGGCAACGCCGCGTACGCGCTGATCCCAGTGATCAATTCCAAGGCCACGACCGCCCACCTGGCCGACGATCTGGAGGACGAGATGAACGCTGAAGACCGTGACCGGTTTGCCCGGCTGGAGGCCGGGGTGACGATCATCCTCCAGCAGTTGGTCGGTCCCGGCGCCACGATCGCCGAGCCGTGGCCCGGCCCCGAGCGCGGCGGTGGCTGGCCCACGTTCCGCTACGGCGACGAGGGCCGGACCAGGCTCACGCTCGTGGACTACCTCCGCGAGCTGGACCGGGAGCACCGATCCAGCTTCCTGGTCGCCGACGCTCCCACGGACGACCGCTACCCGACCACCCTCGTGGGCCACACCCTGGCCGTGCGCGCGCTGGCGCTCCAGCTGGAGCAACTGATCGTGAACCTGGGAGGCCGCACCCGATGAGCACCGGGACTGACGAACTGGAGCAGGACGAGGACCGGGAGGACTACGCCCCTGACGGCGTCCACGACCGCACCGACCAGGAGCGGTGGGCGGGGGTCGAAGTCCGCGGGTACGTAGAGCCCGACCTGGAGATCCTGCCGCGGTCCAAGGGTGGAGACGGGCGCACGATCACCGGGATCCTGGTCCCGTTCGGTCGCGCCCAGCGGATCCACGAGGGCCTCGTGGAGCAGTTCCGCACCGGCGCCGCAGACCACCAGTTGGCCCGGCCGGCGATGATGAAGTTCGCCCGCGAACACCTGAAGCTGGGCGGGACCCTGATCGGTCGCGCGCACGAGCTCCGCAACGACGCGTCCGGGCTCTGGGGCGCGCTGCGCGCCAGCAAGACCACGGCCGGGGACGAGGCCGTCACCCTGGTGGAGGACGGCGCGCTGGACGAGTTGTCGATCGGCTTCCGGGCGGTGCGGTCGCGCCGACTCCCGGACGGCACGGTGGAACGGGTCCGGGTGGATGTCCTGGAGACCGCGCTCGTGCTCCAGGGCGCCTACGGGAAGGGCGCGCGCGTTACCGGGCTCCGGTCCGCCAGCGGGGCGCAGAGCCACGCACAGGGCATGTCCGTGGCTCTGGCGCGTGCGCAGGCAGCCGCGCTCACGATCACTCCGGCCACGGCCGCCGCTCTCCGGGACTTGATCCGCTAGCATCCGAGCTACACGCACCACGCAGTACCCGGCCATCCAGGCCGGCCGGCGCAGTACGCCGCGCGCTCCCCACGTGGCGTCATCCCGGTCGGTCCTGCGCGGCGCCCGGTCATCTGGTGAGCAGCACACACCGACGACCGGAGGACACATGTCCCGCGCGCGGCTGGCCCAGCTCCAGTCCATCTATACCGAGAACCACGCCGGCCTGACCGCGGTCCTGGACCGGGCGGCCACCGAGAACCGGGCCCAGCTCACCGAGGCCGAAGAGACCCAGGTGACCGCGTTCCGCGCGGAGCTGGCCCGCGTCGGGCCCGAGCTGGAAGACCTGGTCTCCACCGAGTCCCGCTCCCGCCAGATGGCCGACCTCCTGGCCGAGGTGAGCGACGGCACGGACGCCGACGACGGCAGCACAGGAACCGGCGAGACCCGCGGCACCGCGACCGGCACCGGCCGGTTCACCACTCAGGACCGGGATCCCGGCCACTACCGGTCGGCGAAGGAGGGCGGTACGCACTCCTTCTTCCACGACATGGTCTACAGCCGTCCCGACGTGGCCGACGACGTCGACGCCCGGACCCGGCTGCACGAGCACCAGCGCGCACTGTCCACCGGCGTGGCCGGCGCCGGCATCGTCCCGCCCAAGTGGCTGACCGACGAGTACGCCCCGCTGGCGCGCCAGGAGCGCATGCTGGCCAACGCCGTGCGCCACATCGACCTCGGGGACGACCCGCGGCCGATGACGCTCCCGCACCAGACCACGGGCACCGATGCCGTGGTCGCGGAGCAGGCGTCGGAGAACACGCACCCGTCCGAGACGGACGCGTTCGCGACCAGCACGGTCACGGTCACGCCCAAGCCGACCAGCGGCATCCAGGTCGTGTCCCGGCAGATGATCGACATGACCACCCCGGCCGTGGACGAGCTGATCTACGGGGACATGCTGGCGGTCTACGACACCAAGGTGGAGGCCGCCGTAGCAGCGGCCATGGTCACCGCTGCTGGCGCGGCAACGGTGACGTTCGCGACCAACACGCTGTGGGCCGCGAACAACGGCAAGGACGCGCTCGACGCCGTGATCGATACTGAGTTTGCGGTCTACTCCGGTCGCAAGCTCCCCCCGGACTTGATCATCATGCGCATTCCGCGCTGGGGCCGGTTCCGCAAGCTCCGCGACACCACCGGTCGGAGCCTGATCCCGCCGGAGTTCGCGCGCCAGCAGATGGTCAACGTGAACGGCGTCGGCACGATCGCTGCCCGTGGCCAGGTCGAAGACCTGGCCGTGGTCCCGACCGAGGGACTCGGCACGGTCGCCGTGCTGGAGAACATCCTGATCGCTCGTGCGCGCGACACCATCCTGTTCGAGGGCGCCGTGCAGCGCTTCCGGTTCGAAGAGGTGGCCGGCCCCGAGTCGATCAAGCTCGGAATCTGGGCGTACACCGCCGTGAACGTGCGCTACGACACCTCGGTGGAGCGCATCCAGATCACGAGCTCCACCACCTGATCATGACCGCTCCGGACCCCTACCGCTGGCCGCCCACCCTGGACGAACTGAAGGTCGACGCCGGGATCAAGGACAGTCGCCAGGACGCCAAGCTCAGCCAGGAGTTGGAGGCTGCCGTGGCGTACGTGGAAGGGGTTCGGAGCGGCCAGGTGGATTTCGCCGCGCTGGCCGACCCGGCACCGCTGGCGCGGCCGACGGCCACGCTGCGGCTCGGCACGATCCGGCTGGCGCTGCGCTGGCAGGCCCGCGGCCGGAGCCCTGACGGGATGATCGCCAGCTCCGAGGGGGGGGCATCCCGGGTGTCCTCCGGTGACCTGGACATCGATCGGAAACTCCGGATCGGGCGGTTCGCGCTCCCGGTGATCGCATGACCAGCCCGGCCGGGCCGGCGCTGGTCGTGGACGAGATTCAGGAGCACCTGGCCGGTCACGCCCTTCTCGCCGGCGTACTGGAGGTCACCGAGCTGGACCTGGCCCCGAACCTGCACCCCCCGTCGGTAGTGGTCGGTCCGCCGACGATGCGAGCCAGCACACCGGCCGGCACCGACGGCCCCATGCTGCACCGGCTCACTGTCTACGTGGTGGTGCAGGAGGACGAGGGGGCCTACCGGTCGCTGTTGGACCTGACCCAGCTCGTTGTCCGGGTGCTGGACGAGCCGACCGGGATCGTGATCCCGGAATGGCGACCGACCACCTTTCCCTCGGGCGCTGTTGAGCTACCCGCCTATGCCATTGATATCGAGGTGACCGCGTAATGGTAATCCACGCTCCTACTCTCAAGTATGTCTCTCTAGACATTGGCGGGAACGAGTTCCGCGCACAGATCACCGACTGGAAGTTGGTGGACGAAACCGACGAGGGCGACTCGATTTACACGTACGGCCCCGACGGACAGAACGAAGACCAGGAGGAAGGCGACGACGCGTGGAACCTGGAGCTCAAGTTCTTCGCCGACTACCGCACTCCGACCGGCCTCAACCACTACCTGTGGACGAACGCCGGCCAGACCGCGGAGTACACCATCCATCACAATCTCGGAACCGTCGGATCCGATCCTGTGTACTCCGGCCAGGTCAAGCTCAAGCGCCCGAACGTGGGCGGTGAAGTCCGGACCAAGGAGGTCACGGAGCTGACGCTCAAGGTCGTGGGCGTCCCCGACTACACCCCGGCGGCCTGACGTGGCGCGCCAGAGCCCGAGCGTTCAGCGGATCACCCGCGCCGGGCTGAACGTCGTCATGACCGCGCCCATCATCGACGGGGACATTCTCCCGGCCGGCCAGGTCGCACTCCAGGTCTTGAACGGCTCCGGGGGCGCGATCACCGTCACCGTCCAGACCCCCGGCACCGACCCGGCGTCCGGGGTCGCGCGCGCGGAGCTCACCGTGTCGGTGCCGGCCGCGGGCACCAGGCTCATCGGCCCGTTCCCGGCCAGCCTGTTCGCTCAGGCCTCGGACGCGGCCGTCGGTCCGCTCGGGGTCCTGGTCGACTACTCCGCCATCACCTCGGTGACCCGCGCCGTGGTGTCGTTCTAGAAGCACTGGGAGTGCCGCAATGTCCGCACGAGGAACGATCACGTTCGAGATCACCCCGGACGGCGACAAGCCGTTCGAGGTGGTGGCCACGAGCCGCGACCTGGCCCGCTGGGAGGCCATGGGTAAGGGCCGCTCGGTGGCCTCGTTCGCGACCGGCGGCGCTTCCATGCAGGACCTCTACCAGATCGCCTGGCTGGCCATGAGCCGCCGACACGAGGCCGGCGAGCTGGAGCTCCCCGACGGCGTCGAGGACTGGAAGAGCCTGCGGGAGCTCTGCGACTTCGTCACCAACGAGGACGAAGACGGGGACGAGTGACCGACGACCAGGAGGACGGCCAGGAGGGCGACGGAGCCGCCGCGCCCGGACTGGGCGACGTCTGGCCCGAGGGCTCGATCATGCGGCTGGTCGTGTCCCTGGCCCTACGCACCAGCACCATGCCGTCCTGGTGGCTGGACGAGCCGGACGGCGTCCTGGATACCGCGCTGGAGCTGCTCAGAGCCCAGGACGAGGCCACCGAGGCCGCCATCCGCGCCGCACAACACCACGGATAGGAGGGGGAGCGATGGCGGAGCGGATCCGGGTCTCGATCCAGGGCGACGCCGAGGTTTTCCGCGCGCTGCGCAAGCTCCCTGACGACGGCAGCGCGGAGCTCCGGGACAAGGCCGGCGTGCTCGCGCAGGTCATCATGCGGTCCGCGCGTGGCCTGGCGTCGAGCAACCTCCAGGCCCGCGCGGCCGCGCGCACCCTCCGGATAGTCCGTGACCGGTTCCCGACGGTGGAGGCCGGTCCGGAGAAGCGTTTGCTCGGCTCCGAGTTCGGCCAGACCCGACACACCGGGTGGTATGCCCGCGCGCGCTACTGGGACAGCCCTGGGGACCAGTATCGGCCGCACCGGGGCCGGGCCTCCTACTGGTTCTTCCTCGCGCACGAGCGCAACCGCGCGACCGTGGACGCCGGCTGGCGCGATGCGCTGGACGCCACGGTCCGAAAGTGGAGCGCGTAGCCCGTGGCCGAGGACCAGCGCAGCACCATCCGGGTCGTGTTCGACGGCACGAGCACCGGCCTTGTCACGGCCGCGGGCGTGGCCAGCGCCGCCGTGCAGGGCGTAGGGAAGGCCGTGGCCGGCCTGGCCGGGCTCGGCGTCGGCGTCGGCACCATCGCGAACGTGGGCGCCGCGCTGTCCGCGCTCGCGCCGGCCGCGCTGCTGCTGCCGGGCGCCTTCCTGGCCGCTCAGGCTGCCATCCAGACGTTCAAGGTCGCCACGACCGGGTTCGCCGACGCGGTCGGGGGCGACGCCGAGGCCCTGGCCAAGCTGGCTCCGGCCGCGCGCGAGGGAGCGAAGGCCGTACAAGAGCTCGGCAAGCAGTTCGACGTCATCCGCACGGCGGTTCAGCAAGAGTTTTTCCGCGGTTTCGCCGACGACGTTCGGGTGCTCGGGTCCACATTCCTGCCGACTCTGCGCACCGGAATGACCGACGTTGCGGGCGCGTTCGCGGAAGTGCGCGCGGCCAGTGTCAAAGCGTTCGCCCAGCCGGAGCAGGCCGCGGCCCTGGGGAATATCTTCACGAATACGGCCGAGTCGATCCGCCAGTCCGGATCCGCGCTCGGCGACTTCGCGGCCGGCTTCCTCCAGCTCGGTTCTATCGGGTCCGACTTCCTGCCGGGTCTCACGGCCGGACTCGACGAAGTGGCATCCCGGTTCCGATCGTTCGTCGAGGACAATCCGGACCAGATTCGATTCATGATCTCCAGCGCCTTGCAGGCGTTCGGTGACCTGTTCATCGGGCTTGGCAATATCGCGACCGGGATCCGAAACATCTTCAGCGACATTGCCGGCCCCGAGGGTGCCGGCAATGTGCTCCAGTCGTTCAAGCTGATCACTCAGGCGTTCGAGGACTTCACCGCCGGAGAGGCTGCCGGGCAGGCGTTCAATGCGCTCGGATCGCTCATGCGCCAGGCCGCAGAGGTGATGTCGGGCCTACTCGGCCCAGCCCTGGAGCTCGTGGCCGACCTGTTCACCGCCGTCGCTCCACTGGCCATGGTGCTGGTCGGGGCGTTCGGCCAGGTCGCCGGCATCATCCTGGACACCGTCGGCCCGGCGATCACCACGCTGGCGCGCGAACTGACCAGTAACCTCGGGCCGGCCATCCCTGCACTCGTCGACGGTTTCGGCGATTTCATGGGCGCGCTCGGGCCCGTGATCACTGCCCTGGCCGGGCCGCTCGCATCCATCCTCGGGACGGCCGTAACCCTATTCGGCAACCTCCTGGAGGCCGTTGCCCCAGTGGTGGCCGCGCTGGCTCCGATCGTCGAGATGGTCGGCAATGCCTTGGCCGAGGCGTTTGCTCGGCTGGAGCCGGTGATCACCCAGGTCGTCACCGTGGTCGGGACCTTCCTGGCCGATGCCTTTACTGCGCTCCAGCCGTTGATTCCGCCCCTGGTGGACGCTTTCTTCTCCCTGATCGACTCGCTCTCGCTGATCATTCCGCCGGTGCTGGAAGTGGCCCAGGCCGTGTTTCCGATCTTGATCGCCGTGCTAACCGAGATCGTCCAGGGGTTCACCGCAGTCATTACCGTGGTCGCGGACGTGGTCGCCGCACTTACTCCGGTTGTGACCTTTATCGCCGAATGGACCGCCGAAATAATCGGGTTCATCGAACCGTTCATCACTGCCGTCATCACGTTCTTTGGTGACATGCGCACCAATGTGATCACGTTCGTCGGCGACATGGTGACCGGGGTCATCACGTTCTTTACCGACATGGTCAATAACGTGACCACATTCGTCACCGACCTGTTCAACTCGGTGACCACGTTCTTCAGCGACATGGGAACGAGCGTGTCCGGCACGGTCAGCACCATGGCGGACTCGGTGGTCACGTTCGTCGGGAACATGGTCGACAACGCGATCAACGCCGTGACCACCTGGGTAGCGGACATGATCGCTAAGTTTATTCAGATGAAAGACGACGCCCTGGCCAAGGTTCGCGAGCTAGTCGACGGCGCCGTGCGATTCCTCCAGGAGTTGCCCGGCAAGGCGTTGCAGGCGGCCAAGGACATGGTCGCCGGTCTGGTCCAGGGGATCAAGGACGGAGTCGGGGCGGTCGGTGACGCTGCCCGCGACCTGGCGAACTCGGCCTGGGAGGCCATCTCCGGAGTGTTCGATTTCGGCTCCCCGAGCAAGCTCACGTACTGGGGCGGCCAGATGACCGGCCAGGGTATGGCCAACGGAATCCGGAGCTCGATCCCGGACATCATCGCTTCCGCCCGAGCCGCGGCCGAGGCCGCGCGCGACGGGCTCGGGGTGGACGCCGGCCTGGCGGTGGCCGCCGGGCAGAACGCGACCGCGGCCACGGTGGCCGCGCTGGACGACATCGCTCGGAAGCCTGGTGGGGGCGCCGCCGGGATCACGGTCCGGGTCTATATCGGTGAGCGAGAGCTGGGCGATATCGTCCGCTCCGAGATCGCCGAGGATGATCAGGACACGGCGGAGCGTGCGCGCGCCGGGAGCGGAGCGTCGTTCTGATGGCCGTTATCCACAACCTGATCATCGTCCCTGCACTGAAAATCGATGACGGGACGCCCGGCGCGCCGTGGTTCCTCACGGGGTGGGCGCGCACCACGAGCGCTCACGCCAGCCTCCCGCGGACCACGGCCTGGGCCGGTACCACGGCCGGTCAGGTGGTCTGCTCCCGCGCGCTCGGACTGACCGCGGGCCGTTACTGCGTGTTCAGCGTGTCGATCCGGGCCATCGCCCCGCAGACCGGCACGCTCGGGATCGACTGGCGCGCCTCGGGTGGCGGGTTCCTGTCCAGCACCTCCGGCGCCGGATCGGACCACGGCGTGATCAACATGACCGCCAGCAGCACGCAGCGGTTCGCGATCATCGGCCAGGTGCCGGCCAGTGGTGTCCGCGCGGACCCCGTGATCAACGGCATGGACGCGGGCGGGGCCCAGGTGACCGCGTCCATGCTCACTGAGCACGCCACGCTCGCAGAAGCCGAGGACGCGCTGGAGTCCGCGATCCTGGACGGGGGCTACGCCGACGGCGACTCGCCCGGCGGGACGTGGGACGGCGCCGACGGCGAGAGTACGTCGACGATCGTCCGCGACCCGGACGGCTCGGGCGTTGCCGAGCTCGGCGCGCTGGTCGGGACCGGGCTCGGCGTCCGCACGAGCAACGATGCGCACGGCGTGGCCGTGTTCGGGGCCCTGTTCGCCTCCAGCGGCCTCATCCCGACCGCCCAGTACGACCGGGAGCGGGGCCGGATCCGGGTCTCTGCGGCCGGCCTGGCCGCCAACGTGGTGCGCGTGGTGGTCTACAGCCGCCCGCTCGGCACCCGGAGATGGACCGTGGTGCGCGGCGGCAAGGTCACGGTCACCGCTGGCGCCATGGCCCGGCCGGTGGACGACTACGAATACCGGGCTGGCGGCGGCATGGAGTACCGGATCGACGCTCTGTCCAACTTGGAGGGCCAGCCCGAGGACGTCGTGCAGACCGCGATCGTGAGCGTGAGCGATACCGAGGCCCGGACGTGGCTCAAGTTCATCCCGGCCCCCTGGACGAACATCCCGGTGGAGCTCGTGGTGGACGACTGGGAGCTGAGCCGCGACGCCCGTTCCACCGTGCATGAGGTGTCCGGCCAGTCCCCGCCGATCGTGGTCTCGGACGTGCACACCAGCACCAGGACCGCGGTCCGGTTCAAGACCGGCACGGACGAGGCCCTGGCCAAGCTCCGGCACGCGCTCGGGCAGGGTGCGCCGGCGTACCTCCAGGTCCCCGACGCCGTCCCGCTCCCGACCATGTACGTGTCGGTCGGGAAGTTCGTGAGCCGGCGCTGGGGCGGCCGGGAGTCCCGGAAGTACGTCACCACGGTGGACATCGTCGAGGTGGCCGCGCCGCCGCCCAGCGTGGTTCCCGGGACGATCACCTACGGGGCCCTCTCCGGGCTGTACGCCACCTACGGCGAGCTCGATGGCGTGTTCTCCACCTACGGCGAGCTGGCCGGATGATCCCCGTCACGGACCGGTTCCTGGAGACCGTCCGGGGGTCCCACCGCTCGGTCGCGCGCCTCACTCTGGTGGACGGCGTCCAGCACGGCCCGGCGCCCACCGGGCTCCCGGTGCCCATGCTGGCCGGCGCGGTGCGGCTCACGGCCTCGTCCATGGTCAAGGCCCAGCTCCGGCTCCAGATTCCTGGCGACTGGTGGGACGACGTCCAGCCGTTCGGGGCCGAGGTGTTCGCCGAGCGCGGCGTGGCGTTCGGCGACGGCCAGGAGGAGTACGTGCCGCTCGGGTACTTCCCCCTCGGCGACCCCGTTCAGGACTCCGCCCCGTACGGCCCGCTGACGCTCTCGTGCGATGACCGCATGGGCCGGCTGATCAAGGTCTGTCGGATCGTGATCCCGTGGCAGATACCGACCGGCACCACGCACCGCCAGATCGTGGAGCGGCTGGTCAACGGGGACCTGTCCGGCGTCGGGACCTACGGCATGTACCGGCTCCAGGGTGCGCCCCCGGTCCCGATCATGTGGGACCAGGCCGGATACGACCCGGACACGGCCACGGTGGACACGCTCCCGCTCGTGGACGACTCCGCGGCCGAGTACCTGGCCAAGCTCGTGGACACCCGTGGGTGCGTGCTGCGCTTCCGCCCGACCGGTGAGCTGGAGGTGGTGGCGGCCAGCCCGCCGGTCGACGCTGCTCCGGTCTACCGGCTCAGCACCGGGCCGGCCTCGGGGGCCACGCTCAAGCGCTGGAGCCGGCGCACTACCGACCAGGGGGTGTTCAACACGGTGCGCGCGGTCGGGTCGGACCCCGCCCACCAGACCGGGTACCGCGTCGCCCGGATCGTCGACCCGACCAGCCAGCTCCGTTACGACGGCCCGATGGGCCCGCGCGTGCGCTACTACGCCAGCCCGCTCCTGACCACCGACGCGCAGGCCGACGAGGCCGCCGCCAGCGTGCTGGCCCGCAGCACCGGGCTGCCGACCGAGACCCAGCTCTGGTCCGTGCCCATGCCGGCCCACCAGCCGCTCGACGTCGTGGCCGCTCCCTCGGGCTCGGGGATCGGCACGTTCGTGCTGGAGGAAGTAGAGATCCCGCTGGTCGGTGGTGGTGAGACCGTGCTCAAGACCCGCACGCTCAACCCGGTGGCCGAGGTGGAGACCCCGGACACCCCCGAGCCGACGCCCCCACCGCCGTCCGGACCCGGCACGACGCCGGACCCCGGACCGGGGCCAGGACCGGGCGGCGGGGACCCGTCGGACGGCACTCAGGCCGCGGTCCTGCTCGGCTGGGGCCCAGTGATCGACGGAGACGAGTTCGTCGGGAATGTGATCAACACGACGAAGTGGGGTCTCTACCGCGGGCCTGGTCACAGCGGGAACGGCACGCGCCGGCCCGAGGCGTTCAGCCAGCACGACGGCATGCTCACGATCACCGGCGACCGCTCCGGCCAGTCCGGCGGCGCCACGTTCCGGCGCGGGTCGAACGGGTACCGGCTGGAGTGCCGGGTGCGCGCCTACCCGGACGGCGACCGAGGCGCCTACCCGGACGAGTACCACCCGGTCCTGATCCTCTGGCCGGACAACAATGAATGGCCCGAGGGAGCTGAGTACGACTATCTGGAGTTCGATATCGGGGACAACAAGGGTGCCGGATTCATGCACTTGCCGAATCACACCCCGTACCGTCAGGATCATTTCACGTTCCCGGTGGATCCCACCCAGTGGTTCAACATGGCGTGCGAGTGGAACCGGGTCAAGAAGACGCTCAAGGCCTGGTGTAACGGGGTGCAGGTCTACTCCGGCTCGGGCCGCGTAGCCGAGGCTCCGGGCCCGATGCACCCTACCTTCCAGCTCGACCATTTCGGCGGGAAGCCGCGCCGAGCAAAGTTCGACATGGCATTCATCCGGATATACGGGGTGCCCTCGTGAGCGCCGTCGTGGCCGCGCTCCTGAACGGCGGCCAGGGAGGTCAGCCGCTCCCCGTCTTCTCCGGGTACTGCCAGAGCACGGCCCCGGTCACCGTCCAGATCAGCGGCGACACCGTGCTGACGGGACTGGAGTACCTCGGCGTCGCCGGCACGCTGGTCGTTGGTCGCGTGCTGCTGCTGCGCGTCCCCGACGGCCGACCGCTGATCCTGGGCAACCTCAACACCTGATCACCTGAGAGGATCACACCATGCCCGCTACCGGATGGATCCAGGCCCGCGCCGCCGCGTTCCTGGCGTCCGAGGCCGCGGCCTTCCCCTGGATCAAGCTCCACACCGGACACCCCGGGTCGGCAGCCACGGCGAACGCCGCCACCGAGACCGATCGGCTCCAGGCGACCTGGGGATCGGTCACCCTGGCCAGCGACGGTCACTCGGTGGAGCTCGCGTGGACCGCGGACCTGGAGTGGATCTCCGTTGCCGGGTCCGAGGACTACACCCACATCTCGGGATGGTCGCTGGTCACCGGCGGGCTCCCGGGCTGGACCGGAGAGCTGACCGCGGACGCCGTGGTCGTCGCGAACAACTTCAAGATCCCGGCGGGGGCGTACATCCTGCGCCAGCCGATCGCCTACACCTGATCGGAGCGCCACCGTGCCGCAGACCAACCGCTGGGGTCTCACCTACCCGACCGAGAACGATCCCGTTCTCGTGTGGCTGGACATCCAGACCTTGGCCGAGAACGCCGAGGCCGCGCTCGGGCGTGCGTTCCCGGTCGCGGACGAGGCCGCTCGGACCGCGCTCGGGGTCGCGCTCGGAGCGCCCGGAGCCGGCTTCCTCGTGCTCCAGGTGGACACCGGTCAGCCGTACATGTGGCTCGGGGCGACCTGGCTGGCCGTCGGCGGCGGAGGCGGTGGAGGGGGCGGGGATGGCGCGCTCCCGTCGCTCGGGCGCTGGGGCGGAACCGCGGCCCAGGCGATCCCGAACGCGGACGCCACGGTCGTCTCGTTCCCTACCGAGATCACGGCCACCCCGGACATCACCCGGGAGACGGCCAGTCCGGGGCACAAGTTCGTGCTCCAGCGCGCCGGCCGGCTCTCCGGCTCGCTCGTGATCCGCTACGCCACGACCACGGCCGCGGGCGTCCGGGACGTCCACGTCCTGGCCAACGGCACCCAGTACCTCGGCTCCAGCGGTGGCGCGGTCGCCGGCCAGCCGGCCACGCACTCGGTGGCCATCGAACCGGTGGACCTGGCCGAGGACGCCGAGATCACGGTGGAGGCCTTCCAGGGGACCGGGAGCACGCGCACCCTGGAGCCCGGCGCCGGCTCCCGCTGGGTGCGGCTGACGCTGGAGCTCCGATGACCGCCCCGACGTACACCCTCCGGGACCGCCTCCCCGTGATCGACGTAGAGGCTCAGGCCGGGCGCGAGATCACGATCAGCGTGCCCGTGCTCGGCGCGGGCGGTGGGGGCGTCGACGTGGCCGGCCTCGTGCACGTGCGCGCACAGGTTCGGCTCCGGTGGGACTCCGATCTCGTGCTGCACGCGTGGGATGACGTGCTCGGCAACGCCACCCTGGAGGGCACCCCGGGCGGCACCGACGCGGCCGCCGTGGTGACCGCCACCGACGCCGAGACCACGATCTGGGGCATGTCCTGGCCGCGGCTGGCCGTGTTCTGGGATATCGAGGTGGAGGACACCGGGGGCGAGATCCACCCGTTGTGCACCGCCTCCCCGTTCGCGCTGCTCCCCGAGATCACCCGACCCACGTAGGAGACCGCCCGTGCTCACCCTCACCGACGCCATCCGCAACGCGCGTGTTCAGGCCATCACGAACGCGTTCAACGATGGTCCGGGTGCCGGCACCATCCAGATCAGGTCCGGCACCCGGCCAGCCACCCCGACGACCACGGCAACCGGGACGCTCCTGGCGACCGTGACCCTGGTCGATCCCGCGTTCGGGTCCGCGACCGCGGGCGTGGCCACGATCGCCGACCCGGCCGGCGTCACGGCGGCGGCCACCGGAACGGCCAGCTGGTTCCGCGGATTCGACTCGACCGGCGCGGCCGTGTGCGACGGTTCGGTCACGGCCACCGGCGGCGGTGGCGACCTGACCCTGGCCTCCACCTCGGTGGTGAGCGGGACGACCGTGGACATCACCGGCGGCACGTTCACCGATCCCCAGGGCACCCCGTAACCGTTCCGTTATCAATTCGAGAACGGCCCTGACCAGAACCGGGAGGTGAGCTCGTGACGGTCTCTGTCGTCGACACGGCGACCGCAGCGCCGACCGCGGGCGTCACCACGTTCGCGGCCAGCCTGGTCGGGGCCACGGCCCCGAACGCCCTGCTCTGGATCCTCGGCGGGGACAAGAACTCTGGCACGATCACGCAACCGACCGACACGCCGACCATGCCGATCGTGCTCAAGGGCACGAGCACCGCCGGTCCGGCCGATCAGGTGACCATCGCCCTGGCCCACGGCACCGCCGACGGTGGCGAGACCACGATCTCCGGAACGGTCGGCGCCAACATCGCAGGTGGCCAGCTCTGGGTTGCAGAGCTGGCCGACAACGTCGGAACCGGCGCCTGGGCGCGCTGGGGCACGGTCACGAACGAGACCGACGGCGCAGACGTCACCTCGGTGGCTCTGACCGGCCTGGCCGCCACGGAGACCGGCCTGGCCGTGGCCGCGGTTGCGTCGGACTCGGTGAACACCCAGGGCACGGTGTCGTGGACGTCCAGCACCGGGCACACCTTCACCGTCCGCCGGTCCACGGCCTCGGGCGGCGGCCAGGCCGGCCTGTGGATCGCCACGGCCCCGGTCACCCAGGGCGACACGGTGTCGGTCACGTTCGCGCGCGCGGGCGGCACCGCCGACCAGCACTCCGGGTTCATGACCGTGTTCGCGCGCACGGTCGCCAGCGCGAACACCGGCGTCATGGCCGGAGCGGCCCGCCCAGCGACCGGGGCGCTCACCGGGACCGAGACCACGAGCGGCACCATGGCCGGCGCAGCCACGGTCGCGACGGGCGCCCTGACGGCCACACAGCGCACGACCGGCTTCCTGGCCGCCGTGGCCCGCCCGGCCACCGGGGACGCGGCAGCGGCCCTCGTGGACCCGGCAACGCTGGCCGGAACGAGCCCGGTCCCGGTCGGCAACTTGACCGGGACCCAGTCCACCCCCGGCGCGTTCGCCGCGCAGGCGCCCCGCGCGACCGGTCAGCTCACCGGGCAACTCGTGTTCCCGGTCATCGAAGGCGAGTTCGCCGCGCTGGCCGCGGTCGCGGTCGGGAACATCACCCAGGTGCCGGCGCCGCCCACAGATCTCCCGCTGCGCGCGGGTGAACCGTCCCTGACCGCCACCTGGCGCGCCGGCTCGCCAGCGATCGCGACCGGCTGGCGAGCCGGCGCCCCGGAGGTTCGATGATCTGGCCGTGGTTCCTGGTGGACCCCATCATCCCGGCCGAGGTCGCGGACGTGCTCCGGGTGCTGTCCATGCTCGGATCCCTCACGCTCCTGGTCGCCGCGTGTTACGCCATGGTCGTGAGCCGCTACCGTGACCAGCGCGTCCGATTTGGACTGTTCGCAGCGTTCTCCGTGATGCTCACGGCCGGGAGCCTGGTCAACCTCGGCCAGGCCGCGGCCTGGCGGCTCGGGGTGCTGCCAGTGCTGGTCGCCCTGGCCGTCTGGTCCACGATCGCGTACGTACGGCGGGAGCTGGGGGAGCGGCGCCATGGACGGTAGGAGGCTCACCGGTGATCCTGGATGGCGCGACGCTCGGAGTGATCTTCCAAGGGCTGGCGACGCTGGCGGTCGCGCTCGGGCTCACAGCCGCGGGGCGGAGCCGGCGCGCGGCTGTGGACCGGGGCGAGCACCGAACGCTCCAGCGGGAAAACCAGGCATGGGCGACGCACGGTCATCTGCTGGAGTCACGGCTGGCGGGAGCCGGATTGCCGGTTCCCGCGCGCCCGAGGATCCTGGAGGCTCGCTACGGCCCTGCACTGAGTGGGGCCGGAGGTGGTGACGATGGTGCCGACGGCGATTCCGCGGCCTCGTCCGCGGTCGGCTCGTGATCCAGCCCGTCCGCTCGGCGCCTGGCTGCCGGTGCTGCTGGTAGCGGCCGGCGTGCTGCTCTCGCTCCTGGGCTGGGCGACCGCGGCCAGGGTGGACGCGGCCCTGGAGAGCGCCCAGCGCAGCGCGACATCCGCGGCCGTCGAGATGCGCGCCGCCGACCTGGCCGGCAACCGACTCGAACGCGCCCAGGACCAGCGCGACGGGCTGCGCGCGCTGGTCCTGTACCGGTGCGACACCGGAGTGATCACCGACGCCCAGCTCTGCGACGCGGCCCGCGCGATCGTGCCCGCCCGGTGAGCGGAGAGACCGAGGGGGACGTCTCCGGGTGGACCGTGGACACCCTGCACGCGCACGTGGCGCGCCGGCTGACCGACCTGGACCGGCTGCTGAACGAGCGGAAGGCCGCCCAGGAGACCGCGCTGAGCGCGGCGCTGGTCGGCCAGGAGAAGGCCGTGGACAAGGCCCTGACCGCGATCAACGAGCGGCTGTACGTGCTGAACGAGCTACGCGGCGACGTGGCGACCAAGACCGCGCTGGAGGCCCTGGAGAAGGAGCTGGCCGCGCTCACGTCCCGACTCGACCGCACCGAGGGCCGCGGGGCCGGCCTGAACGCCGGCTGGGTGTACCTCCTGGCCGGCATCGCAGCGATCGGAACGGTCGTGTCCATCTTCTTGGCCATGCGCGGTGGCGCGTAGCCTCCCAGGTCATGACCATCGTCGTGTTCGTGCTCGTGCTGCTGGCGCTCGTGGCCTTCCTCGTGGGCGCCGTCCTCGCGCACCGCACCCGGGACACCCCGACCATGGCCATGTGCCTCGGCCTGGCCCTGTGGGTGGCCTCGGTGCTCATCCAGGCGTTCCCGGTCGGCTAACGCCAGCCCGTGATCCAGCCGGCCAGGAGCACGGCCGTCGGCACGATCGCGAACAGGATCACGACCCCGAGCGCGACCGTTCGACGCCGTCGGCCGTCGAACACCATCCCGAGCCCGGCCACGAGCATGACCGCGCACTGGACGAGAACGGCCAGGACGCCCAGAACGATCGTCACGACGTTCACGCCACGGCCGCGTAATCGGCCGGGTTGACCACCCGGTAGACCGGGCGGCCGGCCGCCGTCGTGCGGTGCGGGTTGCGGAGGTACTCCACCCCACCTGCGACGGTGTCCATCAGGTCATCGTGCGGGACGTGCGGGTAGCGGATCATCTGCCGCTCCAGCTCCGGGAAGATCTTGGCGTGCACGATCTCTTTCCGTTCGTAGCGCCCCTCCAGCGTGTGGAACCGGTCGCGCTTGGGCTCGAACGCGCGGTAGAGCACGAGCCGCACCGACGCCGGCCACGGGTCGCGCCCGTCCACCCGCGGGCGGAGCAGGATCTCCGCCCAGTCCCCACCCGCGTTCTCCTCCAGCACCACCGTGGTCACGTGCTCGTTCTCGGCCAGCATGCGCACGAGCCACGACCGCAGCTGCGAACCGGTGACGCGCCGGCCGCGGACGTACTGGAGCACGGCCACGCCCGGCCGCCCGATCGCGTGCCCGAGCACGCACACGGCCGTCTCGTCCGAGGTGGCCGTGACCGTGACCGCCGGGTCCACGTGCACGATGTCGCCGGTGCTCGGCCAGCGCCGGTAGCGGAAGGTGTGCGCCGTCCAGTGCTCCCCACCGGGCTCGGGCGGCTGGCCGGCGTAGTTCAGCGCGTAGTTCCCGGGCTCGGACTGCTGAAGGTCCTGGAGCCACTCCAGCGGCCAGGAGGCCGGCCAGAGCGAGCGTTCCCCGATCGGCTCCCCGTCCTCGGTCACGCCGGCCGGGATGATCGCCGGGTAGTACCGCGGCCGGAAGCCCATTCCGGTGATCCAGGCCGCTGGCGGGCCGTCCCCGATCGCGGCCCGGACCACTTCGTGGGAGAGCGATCCCCAGCCGACCACGGTCCCGAACATCTGCACGACGGCCCTCGGGTTCATCGGGACGACCACGTTCTGGATCTTCTCCAGTCGCACCGTGCGCTCCCGCTCGGTCTGGCCGTCGCTCTCGACGTCGTCCAGGATCACCAGATCGGGCCGGCCCCCGGCCACCTTCAGCCCCAGGTCGGACGTGCCCATGGACCTGGCCGTCACCGACTGCCCGTGCTGGCCGACGATCTGGAACACGGTGTCGACCGTGCCCCGGACGCGCCGGTCCGGCACGAGCTCCGGGTAGTCCTCCCGCAAGAGGTCGTTGCGCTCCAGCTGGCGGCGCAGGTCGCCCATGTGCGTCCTGATCTGGTCGTTCGTGTCCGAGTACAGCAGCACGGTCCGGCGCCAGCGGTGCGCCAGCGCCCAGAGCACGCACCCGAGCGCCCACGTCGACTTGGCCGCTCCGCGGGGCGCCACCCACGCGTCCCGGTAGGGCACGGCCTGATCGGTCCAACGCAGCGCGGAACGGGCCATGTCCACGTGCAGCCGGCTCATGCTCATGATCCCGCCCGTGTTCGGGCCGCGGAGCAGCTCCGACAGGTAGACCAGCATGAACCGGAGCACGTTCCTGCGCGTGATGTCGCGCCGGTAGTCCGCATCCAGCGTGTAGAGCGGCTGCCAGCTCCCGCGCACGATCCTGCCCGCGGCCAGCGGCCCCAAGAGTGCATCGCGGTCCACCGTCCGCGGGAGCTGGATCTCCACTACGCCCCCCGTCCCTCGTCCCAGGATCGGAACCGGTACGCGGCCGGGACCGCTTCCGTGAGCGACACGCCCGCAGGACTGCCCACGAGCGCGGCCAGGGTTCGCGCGTGCTCCAGGCCGGTCCGGAGCACGGCCAGAGAGCGAGCCGACGGGCCGGTATCGGTCGGGCCCAGGTTCAGCACGTCTGCTAGATGCTCCAGCGCCTCGTCCGCGGTCATCCTGCGCACCGGAGCACGCACGCGGCCGGGCTCACGATCGTGGTCGGATCCAGCGCCCTGGCTCGTGGCGCCGTGCAGGTCACGCACACGGCCTGAACCTCGGGCCGGTGCGTGCCGGAGTCCTCCGAGCTCCACAGCGCCAACGCCCAGACGTGCCCGAGCGGCTGACGGTCCTCGGCCGGGAACCACACCGTGAACTCTCGGCCGTACAGATCACCCGCGACCCGGCGCCGGCCGGCCGTGTCCGCCTGCACGAGCGCGGACAGGGGCAGCAGTCGGGCGAGCTCCCAACTGAGCAGGACCGGGCCGGGCTCGGGCGCCAGCGGGACCTCTCCGCGCGGGACTACGGGCTGGCCCAGGATCCGCTCCAGGCTGTCCAGGAACTCCCGGAACGCGCTCATCGTGCACGCTCCAGGCACTCCGCGGCCAGGACCGGCTCCGCGGCACGACGCGTGCAGGTGATGCACATGAGCCGGCCGCTCACCCCAGCCGCGTGCGGGCCGTCCGGTCCGCCCGTACCCCATGCATGCCCCGCGGGCGGGTCCATGACCGCGCGCGCGTCCTCCGGCGTGCCCTGGCCGACCATGGCCCGGATCGTGACCTGCGCGGCCTCCAGGTCTGCCTCCAGACCGGCGACCTTCTTCCGCCACATGCCCGCGGCCGCGTTCGACGCGCCCAGGACGTCGCGCATGGCCTTGGCCGCGCGCTCTCCACCCATGCGCGCGCGCTCGATCAGGAACGGCTCCGTCACGGACCGCACCATGTTCATGATGGCGTCCGCCAGCCTCGCGCCCGTGACTTCGTTCTCGTCCTTGCTCTCGCTCACTGCCCCAGCTCCCGCCGTGTCTCCGCCTCGTCCAGAGCTGAAGCTCTGGCCGCTTCCTCTCGCATCGCCGCGATCAGGGCCGGATCCGGCGGACGCCGGTCGTCCTCGGTCGCGACCCGAACGGGGGCGTAGTTGCCCTCCACCCGGTTGATTTCGCTCACCACGCGCATGAGCGCGGGAACGACCTTCTCGTACGGTTGCGGCTCGATGTCGCGCTCGGGGTCGCCCTCCAGCGCGGTCACCCCGCGCCGCGCCAGCTCGTTCAAGAACTCGACCATGCGCGCGCGCCGGCCGGCCCGCTCCGCGACCTCGGACCACTCCGCGGCCTGGCGATACTCCTCGATCCACCGGCGCACCGTGGTGTGGCTGACGCCGAGTTCCTGCGCGATCTCCCGGGAGGACCAGCGCTGGCCGTGCAGCTGGTACGCGCGCACGACGTTGGCCGCCCGCTCCGCGTCCTGGTCCGGCCCCACTGCCGATCACCTTCCGTCACCGCCCCGCGCGTTCCATACGGTTTCCACCATGATCAAGAGACAGGACGAGGCCCTGACCAGGGCCAGAGCCTCGTCCGTTCGTCCGCTGTGGACGGTCATCTCCTCCGCTGAGGGGGCGGCTCGGGGCCGCGGTAGCGCGACCCCATCGGGCCGGCCAGCTTGGGCGGCTGACCCGATCCGGCCCGGTACCCGGCCTCCCCCGAGCCGTACGGAGCGCTCTTGTCCGCGGCCTTCAGCGTGCGCTTGCACTGGGCACAGACCTTGAGCGAGCTCCCCTTCTCGGCGCTGAACACGGCGTCGACGCGGTGCCCGCCCATGCCGCACCAGGGGCCAAGGATCGCGTCCACGAGCTTGCCCATGATCAGTCCGAGATGTCCGCGCGCAGAGTGCGCGGCACCGGCGGCGGCTCGGGGACGTCGTCGAACCTGGCCGAGAACGCCGGGGCGGCCTGACTCATCCGCTCCCGCGCCATGGCGTCCGAGCGCGCATCCGCGCGCTCCTGTTCGTCGCGCCGGGCCGCGGCCAGGACCATGCCCCAGCCCCAGGCACCGCCGACCAGGAACAAGATCACGCCCACAGTGACCGCGGCGCCGCTCCCGTCCAGGATCCCGATCACGACCACCACGAGCCCGGCCGCGTGCGTGAGCAGTCCCGCCACCCGCAAGATCATTTGTTCGATGCTGGTCACGGGCCTATCCCTCACCGGTACACGTGCCCCAGTGCCCACCACCGGGGCACGCTCCACAGCCCTTGCAGTGGAGCTCGGGCGTACCGCAGTGCGAACATTCGTCCATCGTCTGTTCCTCTCGTGAATCGTTGACGATCCCCGGGACGATCCCCGGCGCGCTCGGCCG